TGCACTTTTATTTTTGGTTGGCTATATTGGCTTTAGCTTGGAAGCTGCGCGATTCGATCGCTATAAGGCGAGCCAACAAGCCCTCATCCAAAAGGCGGAAGAACAACACCAAGCCGCCGCTGACCAAATAAGGAAAGAAAAAGATGCTCAAATCGCTTCTATCAACAATAGCCTTACTGATGCTCTTATCGGGCTGCGTGAACGTCCCAATCGCACCCAAGCCACCAGCAATGGACAAGGTGGAACTGGGATGTCCCTTTCTGCCGAGGATGCAACTTTTCTTGAACGGGAAGCTGCCAGAGCCGACATCCTGCGATCAGCCCTTAACGCCTGTTACCAACAATACGACTCACTAAGTAAGTGACCCCCAATTTGCGTATTAGTGTAAACTAGCGCAAAAAAGGAGCCAAAATGAAAAAGCTATTTGTAGTACTTTTATGGGTGCTCGGCATCGCAGCCACCATCCACTTCACAGATAAATACACCAAAATTGAAGAAAATATCATGGCCATTGCTAAATCCACACTAGACTTCATTACCAAAGAGGAAGGCGCCCGTAACAGGGCATACAAAGATACCAAAGGTCTATGGACCATTGGCGTAGGTCACCTTATTAAAGATGACGAAAAAGACCTTATCAACTCCACCCTAACTAATGACCAGGTAGAAGAGCTTCTTAGAAGCGATTTAAAGTGGTGTAGCGAGGCCGTAGAGAGCTCGGTGAAGGTACCCCTTAGCCAGAACCAATTTGACGCCTTATACAGCCTGTGCTTTAATATTGGAGCTACAGCGTTTAAAAACTCCACTGTAGTAAAACGCATTAACGCAAACGACCTAAAAGGCGCTGCGGATGCAATCTTGATGTGGAACAAGCCTGCCGTATTGGTACCCCGCCGTAAACGCGAAAAGGCTATGTTCTTGGCTGATTTATAGGGCGATTTAGCCCAATTTAGCGTATTAGTAGATATAAGGACTGATCATCCTTTAACCCATAAACCCTCGAGGAAACACAATGTCAGATTTCAAAGCAACTCCCAAAATGAGAAGCGATTTACCTTGCTTTAAAGAAGGTGGATCTATTCAGCAACAAGTAAAAAACTTCACAAAACGCGACCGTAAGCAAGTAGCTGAAGTTGATGCTCCTGCCAAAAAGGTAGTTAAAAAAGCTATTGGTATGCACGATGAGCAGCAACACGAAGAAAAGACAGATTTATCTGGTCTCAAAAAAGGCGGTCGTGCCAAAAAAGAAAAAGGCACCGTTCGTAAGTTTAAAGTTGGTGGCAGCGTAGACAATGAATACAGCGCTAAAAAAGCATCTGGCGATTTAGACCGTATTGCCAAAGTAAAAGACATCAAGCCAGGTAAAGCTGCGGCCCCTTCTAAAGCATCTGTAAAGCCAAACTTTAGAGGCTCTGACGTAGAAAAAGAAAAGAGCAAACCAGCTGGTGAAAAGGACAAAATTAAAAAAGTCAAACCAACTGGTGACAAGAAAGCTGACGCACCAAACAAGGCTGCTATTAAGCCAAGTCGCTTAAAAGACAAAGATGCAGTTGATGACATCAACGGATACAAGACTGGTCGTGGCGTAAAAAAGTATGCGGTGGGCGGTAATGTATTACAAGATTTAATGCAAGCCAAAGAAATCGCCCGCTTGGCTAATGCTCGTAAGTATTTAGGCAAAGGCCAACAAGGTCAATTTGCTGCGAGTGAAATGCAACAAACTCCCACAATGACTGGTATGGGGCAACAAGCTTCTGCGCCAGCTCAAGCTGCAATGCCACAAACAGACCAAATGGGAAATGCAACTGGTATTCCGGCTCAAAAACGTGGTGGTAAAGTTAAAAAAATGAATACTGGTGGCACATGCCCATAAAGTCAAAAGCTCAACAAGGCGCTATGTACGCCGCAGCTGCTGGCAAATCAACCCTTGGCATCCCTAAAAAGGTTGCCAAGGAGTTTATCAAAGCTGGACCAGCCAGTAACAAACTACCAAACAAAGTAACTAAGCGAGCCGCGGGCCGCGGAAGGTAACATGGCTTACTCAAACACGACTGGCCAGACTACGATCAATGTCGACCAGTTAATTTCCTATGCGTTCCGTGATGCTGGTAAAACAGCAGAAGAAATCACGCCTGAGTATATTGGCGCTGCTAAGCAAGCGTTGTTTTACAACCTGCAAAACCTATCCAATCTCGGGGTAAACCTTTGGCTCTTAGAGAACCAGTTATATGGCGCTCTAACAGCACAACAGCAACTAACACTGCCAAAAACCACGATTGATGTTCGTGAGGCTAACTGGGTGTACATTATCAACTCTCAGGCATCTTCATATTTACCTACGGATAATCCACTTTCCCCAGCAGCGTTTGATCAAAACCTAAATACTATCGCCACTTCTACAGTTGGTGAAAATTGGCTTGGATTACAGTACGCCCAAGCCCAGCCAGTATTCTATGTTGGTTTTAATGGTTACAATGCAACTGGTGGAACCACAACATACAACTTTGCGTATGAGGTAAGCGACGACGGTGTTACATGGACTACCGTACAGCAATTCCCAGCCACAGTATTGTCAGATCGTCAGTGGGCGTATTTTAACATCGCCATCACACCAAATCACTTATACTACAGACTAAGAGAAACCGTAGCGACCACATTTACTGTTCGCGAGATTGTGTTCTCTACCAGTCAACAGGTTATTCCATTGGCTCGCCTAAACCGCGACGACTACTGGAATCTTCCTAACAAACAATTCCCTTCTGTTCGTTCATTACAGTATTGGTACGACCGCACCATTGAGCCATCAATGTACTTGTGGCCGGTCCCAAACAATGACTTCCAAATGTTCCAGCTTCTTGTTGAAAAACAAATGGAAGACGTTGGTTCATTGACAAACCAGATTTATGTTCCAGACCGCTGGATTACTTCAGTACAAGCTAGTTTGTCACACAAGCTATCCTTGCAACTCCCTGGAGTAGAGCTGACACGCATTCAGTACTTAGAGCAACAAGCAGAAAAACTGTTTATGCAGGCAAACAACGAAGAGCGTGACAAGTCACCAATTTATTTTCAACCTGTAATTTCATATTATACGAGATGAGCACCTCCTTATACTGGATACGCTGTAAAGACCATACTGATATATTTAGTCAGGGTTATGTTGGTGTATCTAGAAATACAGAAGCTCGCTGGTTTAGGCATAGCAGATATTCAGATAATCCGCACCTTAAAGCAGCTATTAAAAAATACGGCTGGGGCAATTTAATTAAAGAAGTTGTTTTAATTGGCCAAGAAATATACTGTTACGATTTAGAAGCAAAGATTAGACCAACTAAGCAAATTGGTTGGAATATTGCTGAAGGTGGTGCAAAACCACCAACAACGCAATGCCGCGGCGATGACTATGTTAGCCCGTTAAAAGGTGTTTCAAGATCAACTCCTTGGCTTATTGGTAGAAAAAGATCACAAAAAGAGCGCAAAAACATATCAGAAGCTCGCAAAGTTAAAGTCAAATATCAAAATATTATTTACAACAGCTTTGAAGATTTCGCCAGCTACCTTGGAATTAAATATTCCACATTAACAAATAGAATTTATAGAAACGCCAAAAAATATGGCTATGAGGTTTTAAAATGAGCGTAATAATGACTTACGATTCGCTGAATCTAAACATCCAGCAATATATGGAGCGTAACGACGCTGACTTTATCGAGCAGATTCCCAACCTGATTGCGTTGGCTGAGTCATCTATTGCCGCAGAGTTAAAGACTTACATGCAGCTTATTGTGGTTGAGACTAACCTTACTTCTAATGTAGCGATTTTAAATAAACCAGCTCGTTGGCGTAAAACCGTGTCTATGAAGATTAATGGTCAGCCAGTGTTATTACGTAGCCAAGACTATGTGGCTCAATACCAAGCCGAATCCACCACTGGACAGCCGCTATATTACGCGGATTATGACTATAACAACTGGAATTTTGCTCCAGTGCCAAATCAAAGCTATCCAGTAGAAATTATTTACTACGCCGAAATTCAACCGCTGGACGCAAACAACCAACAAAACCTATGGACAGCTATTGCCCCACAAGCAATGCTTTACGGCGCTTTGTTGCAAGCACAGGGCTACTTAAAAGCCTTGGATAAGCTGCCTGTTTGGAAAC